GAGAATGGACGGCGGAGTATTCTTGGCTAAGCAAGTCCTACGATGAGAACGTGTGGAACGCTAGACCCAATTTTACTTGTAGAAGCTACTGTGTGGTTACGAGTTGCCCACACAATGGTAGAGGGGAGCACTGATCATGCCTTACGTTAACAAACCCAGACCCTATAAAAAAGAGTACACCCAGCAAGTTGCTAGAGGTGAGCATGAGAAACGCATGGAGCGTCAACGCGCCAGACGCGCTCTCGACAAGAAGGGTAAGGACAACAATGGTAATGGCAAGGCAGATACACGCGAGGGTAAAGATGTAGCCCACAACCGCCCGTTAAGTAAAGGGGGGTCAAACAAAGATGGCTACAAAGTGCAAGCCCCCTCAAAAAATCGTTCCTTTCTGAGGAACTCTAATCACAAGCTGGTGTCTGAGGTAAGTAAGCGTGAAAGAAAAAAATAACCTAGAGAGCCCATGGAAATTATCGACAACAAAGCACTCCTGCTTCGTTTAAAAAATCCTGACCCAGTCCTAGCAACAATCCCAAACAGCAAACTCGTAGAAAAAGAAGAAGGCATCTCCAAAGTCCTCGTCAAGTGGGGGCTGGAAGAAGCGCAGGTATTGGCTTCTTTAAGAATAAAGAACGTGCCTTCCACTATAAAGAACGAATACGCTTGGACGGGCTTTCACAAGCCCATGGAACACCAGATTGAGACTGCATCATTTCTAACGCTCCACAAACGATCCTTCTGCTTTAACGAGCAAGGGACTGGCAAGACCGCATCCTGCATATGGGCAGCGGACTATCTACTTAAGAAAGGCGTAATTAAAAGGGTATTGGTGATCTGCCCCCTGTCAATCATGCAGTCGGCTTGGCAGAACGACTTGTTTACCTTTGCCATGCACCGCAAGGTGGACATCGCCTACGGGAGCAGGAACAAAAGAAAGGCCATCATAGAGGGTGACGCCGAGATCGTAATCATCAACTACGATGGTGTGGAGATTGTTCAAGAGGATATACGCACGAACGGCTTTGACCTGATCATTGTGGACGAAGCAAACGCATATAAAAATGTTTCCACAAGACGTTGGAAGTGTTTGTACAACTTGTTGTACGACCACGTATGGCTATGGATGCTGACTGGTACCCCAGCTTCTCAGTCCCCAGAAGACGCTTTCGGTTTGGCTAAGCTTGTGTGTCCAGACCGTGTGCCCCGTTTTAAGAACACCTGGCGGGAAGTGGTCATGGTGCAGTTACGTAAATTTGTTTGGGCACCACGTGGGGATGCAGTAGATATCGTACACAGGGCACTGCAACCGTCTATTCGATTTACAAAAGAGCAATGCCTTGACCTACCAGACATCACCTACATCACCCGCATAGTGCCGCTGACCAAACTTCAAGAAACTTACTACAAGAAGATACGCAACGACATGCTGGTGTTCGCTGCTGATGAAGTTATTTCCGCAGTAAATGCGGCTATCGTGATGAACAAGCTACTCCAGCTATCGTGTGGTGCGGTCTATTCGGATACTGGAGAAGTAGTCTCCTTTGATGGTAACAATCGAATCCAAGTAATGTTAGAAGTTATCAATGAGACCTCTAACAAAGTGCTGGTGTTTGTGCCGTTTCGACATGCGATTGAGATAGTTTCTGAGAACCTGACTAAGGAAGGCATCACCAACGAGATTATCTCGGGCTCAGTTAGCCCTCACCAACGTGCGGAGATCTTTAAGAAGTTTCAGGAAGAAGCGGATCCAAAGGTATTGGTGATCCAACCGCAAGCCGCATCCCACGGTGTAACGCTAACTGCCGCTGATACGGTGATCTGGTTTGGCCCCACCATGAGTCTTGAGACCTATCTACAGGCTAACTCTAGGGTGCACAGGAAGGGCCAGAAGAACAACATTACCGTTGTGCACTTGCAAGGTAGCACTGAAGAAGCCCACGTGTACAAATCGTTACAGTTGAAACAAGATGTTCATAAAAAAATTGTGGAACTTTTTGTCCCCCCAGTTGACAAACACAGTACGAGCCAACAAACTGGAGGGTCTCAATGAGCGAAATCGGTGCCGACAAACTGGCAAAAATATACATCAAAATGCGCGACAAGCTGCAACAGCTTGATCGTGAACACGAAGAGCACAGAGCTGATCTGGTTGCTCAGATGGAGCTTGTGGAGAACGAGATGTTAGAACTCTGCAAGACCACTGGTGCGGATAGCATCAAGACGCCTAACGGCACAATCATCAAATCAGTAAAGACTAGATACTGGACCTCTGACTGGGAGTCCATGCACGAGTTTATCCGTGAGCATGACGCATACGATCTTCTTGAGCGCCGTGTACACCAGTCAAACATGAAAGCGTGGCTAGAGGAAAACCCTAGCCTTCTTCCCAAGGGGCTTAACAACGAGTCTCGTTATTCCGTAACTGTTAGGAGATCTAAATGAGTGGGGAACTGCAACTCTTTAAGGGCAATCTGCCCGAGTATTTAAAAAACCGTACCCTGAGTGCCACTACACGTGCGCTTATGGGTGCAAGCCAGAACAAGCGTATCTCTATTCGCGGTAGTGTTTTCCGCATGATGGTCGGTGGGCAAGAGACCGCTAAGTCTGAAGACCGCTCTATGCAGGTGGTGATTGTTTCTGCCGCAGAGCACAACGGTCGTACGTATTACGAAGGTCAATACAAAGAGGGTGAGCAGGTAGCCCCCTCGTGCTGGTCTGCTGATGGCATGCGCCCCGATGCAAGTGTTCAAGAACCACAAGCTTCTACTTGTGCAGACTGTCCCCAGAACGTAACGGGTTCGGGTCAAGGTAATTCACGCGCATGTAGGTTCTCACGTCGTTTGGCGGTGGTCCTTGCTAACGACATGCAGGGTGACGTGTACCAGCTTGTGTTGCCGTCACAGTCTATTTTCGGTAAGGCTGAGAGCAACAAGATGCCCCTTGAGGCATACGGCAAGTATCTTGCCGCTCACGGTGTTAACGTGGAAGATGTTGTTACCGAGATGAAGTTTGACACGGACAGCGCAACACCAAAACTTTTCTTCTCTCCTGTGCGGCCGTTGGAAGAACATGAGCATAATATTTGTTCTCTTAAAGCACAGACCTCTGAGGCACGCGCCGCAATTACAATGACTGTGGCGCAAGTAGATGGTGTGGTTGAGAGGAGATTGGCTAAACCCGTTAAGGCTACCAAGCCTGTTGTTGAAGAAGAATCCGTCGAAGAACCCACTAAGCGACCAAGCAAGAAGGTCGAGGAGAAGGCAGCTAAGTCCATGAAGGAACTTGCTGCTGAGTGGGACGACGAGTAAGTTCCCTCCCCCGGAAGCGCCATTCGTCAGGCGCGGCTCTCACTAGCGTCGGGCTAGGTTGACGGAACCCGACACCTTTCCTTTTGAGCGTGGGCGGTGATGTGAACTACAACAACAAGAGTCTATTATGCAAGAATTCCTGAGAGCTATTCTTGCTGGGGAAGGTCATATTTGTATTACAGGGTTGAGGGCTGGTGACAAACGCCCAGCAATCCATTCCTTTCTCAGCACGGTAGAAGAAACAGACAAAGCGATTCAAACTTTTCTACGCGACAAGAGGGATGTTTATTTTGCCCCCGCCACGTTTGATGACCCCAACGCTGTAAAACCCAGAGAACAAAGTAACGTAAAACTTATTAAGTCTCTTTGGATAGACGTTGATGCTGGGCCTGGCAAGTTTGAAAAGAAAAAGGGTTACGACGACAAAGAGACCGTAATCCTAGAACTTGAGCGGTTCCTAGAAGAGACTGGACTACCCGAACCTGCCATCGTCGATTCAGGCGGTGGGGTGCACGCATACTGGGTTCTTGATAAAGAACTGACACGCGAAGAGTGGCAACCACTTGCTGATGGACTGCGTGAACTCTGCTTAGAAAAGAACTTCTACATCGACGGCCCATGCACAACCGATGCCTCCCGCATCCTGCGTGTGCCAAACACTTTCAACTTAAAGGAAGAGACGCCTAGGCAAGTCAAACTCCTAGCACCCCCAGAGGTTGCGCATAGTATCGAGCAAATAGCCGAGATACTTCCCAAGCCTAAACCACAGATCTCGTTTACGCCCAAGGTCAAGAGGGAGCCAAGTCCGTTAACTAAGTCGTTGATGGGCAACAAGGTATCTTACTTTCGCAAGATCATCCTCCGATCTTTGGAGGGGGATGGGTGCCCTCAACTACTGAACATCTATCAAAATCAGGCTGACATAGGCTATGACTTATGGCGTTGTGGTTTGTCGATTGCGAACTTCTGCCAAGATCGTGACACGGCCATACACAAGATATCTAAAAAGCATCCAAATTATTCTCCAGAAGAGACGGAGGAAAAAGCTTCTGACACTGCAGGGCCTTTCTACTGTGAAACATTTGAGGGCGCAAACCCTGGTGGGTGCGAAGGGTGTACGCATAGAGGGAACATAACAACTCCCATCGTTCTTGGTACCGAGATCCTGGAGTCCAAAGACAAAGAGATAGAAGTCAAGATAGGTGAAGAAGAATCAGAAGTCGTTGTATACGATGTTCCTCCACTACCCGAGCCATACTTCAGAGGCAAGAACGGCGGCATTTTTGTAAGAGACAAGAGCGAGGGTCACAAGGTCATCTACCCGCATGATTTGTTTGTGGTTCAGCGAATCGACGATTCCAATGAGGGTGAAAGCGCATGGCTACGAGTCCATCTACCTCTAGATGGCGTAAAAAATTTCACGGTGCCAATGGCATCTTTGACTTCCGTTGATAGTTTTAGGACGGAGTTATCCAAGCGTGGGGTGCTAACTACCGGTAAAAACGGCTGGCTGGACATACAGACGTATGTCATTAGTTGTGCTCAGAATCTGCAAATTCAAAGAAAGGCTGAGACCGCTCACCATCAATTCGGTTGGACAAAGAAAAACGGGGAATACCGCAACACGTTTGTGGTCGGGGATATGGAATTGGATCTAGGGAAGCTTCGCTATGTACCCCCCACTGCCAGCACGTCTGACGCGGTTGAGTGGTTTAGGGTCAAAGGAACACTAGATAACTGGAAGACTGCTTTTCACGGGTACTCTAAATCAGGTCTTGAGCCACAGGCATTTGCTGCTTTGACCGCATTCGGGGCACCACTACTGTCACGGGCTACAAACCACAAGGGCGTCCTTCTGAATCTCATGCACACCAGATCAGGGACAGGCAAGACCACCGTACTGCGGGTTATCAATTCAGTATGGGGGCATCCAGAAGACCCACTGCGCAGTCCAGATGATACTAAGTCTGCGTTGGTCCAGCGTATGGGGGTGCTCAACAACATACCGTTAGCTGTTGACGAGCTTACCAACCTTAAACCCGAAGAAGTCTCAAACTTTCTTTACGGTATTACGCAGGGGCGGGGCCGTGATCGTATGAAAGCGGACTCTAATTCATTACGCAAGAACAACACTACTTGGAGAACCATCGGGGTTGCGACAAGTAACGCTTCTTTTTACGACAAGTTGCATAGTATCAAGGACATTCCAGAAGGGGAAATGTTTCGTTGTGTTGAGTACAACATCGACCCCGGCACATCAATCTCTACCAAAGAAGGTATAGAGCTCTTCGATAACCTGCTGATGGAAAATTACGGTCACGCATGGATACCGTACATGACTGCCGTGCAGACGAACTTAGACAGTGTTATCGAGAGGGTAAAGAGAGAAGTTGACAAGATCAACGAGGAACTAAAACTTGGGGCAAACTTCCGTTTCTACTCTGCGTTGGGCGCGGTAAACATAGTAGGTGGGATGATAGCGAGGGAGCTGGATTTAATTGACTACCCGTTCAAAGAGATCAGACAGTTCTACCTTGACACGATTAGCCAGACCAAGCATATAGATTCTGATGAAGATCGTGACGACTACAAGTCCTTCATTTCGCACTTTATACTGAAACACATGGCGCAGAACACGCTTGTGGTGGATAGCACCACAGACGCTAGGACAGGTAACATATGCAGCCAGACCCCGCGTGGTGAACTTTTAATACGGATGGAACCCGACACTAAGAAAATATTCTTGCTTATCAAAGCTATTCGGGAAGAATGCTCCACTAAGAACGTACCCTACAAGGAAGTTCTTAAAGGGCTAAAGAAGAAAGATCTTCTGATCGAGGTAGCTAAGAAGGGTATGTCGAAGGGGACTCATCTCAATACGCCCCCTGTTAGCGTGTTGGTGTTGGATGCTGAACGTATGGGGGTAGACATCGAAAATGTGGTCGGACAGAATAAGATTCAAGATCCTTTGGAATGAGTTCGTGCCAGGTACATCTATCTTCATACCCTGCATGGACCCTAAGAAGACTATGGCAGCTTTTAAGAAAACAATACCGGACCCTACGGCGAACTACATATATAGGGTGGTCGTTGAAGACAATATACAGGGCTTGCGCATATGGCGAACCTGATGTAGATTTGTAGTCTCCATGGTAGTACTTCTCCTAACCCCGCCTTGTGCGGGGTCTTTTTTACTCGTCTTCCAACTGTAGCTCTTCGGCAAACCGCTCCCGCATGGACGGAGGCAAAAAGATACCCTTTTTAGTTTGCTCGGAGACAGACTCCCGCTTAGCCAGAGACCTTCTGATCGTGCTGGATGTGATCTGAATTTTGGGGTTTGGGTTAGCGAGATTAAACAAC